GATGGATTATTTTCTAACATTTCTTGTAACTCTTTGGCTTGGAACTTAAATTCTTCACCAGTTTCAGTATCAACATATGTGTACCACGCTCCACCTTGCTTAACAAAGTTATAATCTTTCATTGCTCCCAACCATGCTCCGTAGTTATCAATACCTCTATCAAAGAAAATATCAAAATCCGCTGAACGTAATGGTGGTCCTAATCTATTCTTAATTACATTGGCTCTTACTTTGATACCAACGATTCTCTCATTACCTTTCTCATCTTTTGCTTTGATTTTACCAGTTGATGCTAATCTCAACCGAACCGAAGCATGGAAAGCAATTGCTTTACCACCCGATGTAGTCCAAGGGTCTGAAAATGCCATTGCGTTCATCTTTTGGCGTAATTGGTTTGTGAATACTAATGTAATCTTTTGTCTACCAATCACATTTGTGATTTTACGCATTGCCTTTGAAATGATGATTGCCTTATCAGTTGCGTAACCATCCTTATCGTAATCAGCTTCCAGCTCTCTCTTTGTAGATGCTGCTGCTACTGAATCAACTACGATAGTTACTAACTTATCCTTATCACCTTTTCGTACTTGCTCAATGATTGTATCAATTGTTTCAAATATATCCTCTACGGTATCTGCCGTAATATATAATAATTTGGATACATCTACACCAATTGCATCAAAGAACTCTCTACTTACCGCAGTTTCGGTATCAATCAATACTGCAACACCACCTTGCTTTTGCGTTTCCGCTAACACGTGTGCTGATAATAATGATTTACCACTCTGCTCTAATCCCGTAATTTCCGTAATTCTACCAATTGGAAAACCTCCAAATGGTCTATTGGAAACTGCAACATCCAACATAGTTGCCCCAGAGGACACCCACCCCGTTATGTTGGTGGGTGCATCCTCCGAGTCATCATCTAAAAAGAAAGCAACCTTTTGGTCTTTGTATTTCTTATTTAGATTATCGGCAATTTGTTGTGCTAAATCTGCTTGAACTTTTGCCATTGTAACTCCTTTTTATTTTATGAATTGAATAAATCTTCAAATGCCGATGCTACATCAACCTTTGTAGAAGCAGGTTTTTCTTCTGCTACATCCCAAGGTAACTCTGTAATTGGCTCTGCTGATTTAGGTACTGAAACAGGTTGAGGTGCTACTTGCTCTTGAACCGATTGTGGTTTAGGTGCTAATGTTTCAGATGCAACCGATGGTGCAGGTGATTCTTCATCCTCATGTTGTGCAGTTGGGTTTAACCAATTTTCCAAAACACCTTTTAATTCAGCGTAAGATAACTCACTATAAATGTCAGTAATTTCTGTCTGCTCATTTAATAATTTGTTTTCTAACTCTGGGTTTTCAGTTAGTTTTGTTACATTTGGTTTTACTCTGATACGAGTCTCTGGATATGTTTTACCAGCTTCTTCTACGATTTCGATTACCACATCACGACCTTCGTTCTCATCGGTAATATCACCATAATCAGGGTCTGCAATGATTGCAAGAATCTCTTGATATACAGTTTTACCAAATCCCCAAAACTTAACTCCTTCGTTTTCTTGTCCACGAATAACCACAGGTGCGAATGTACGCAATTTAGGCTCCATCTTCTTACCTGCTTTCCAATTTTCAGTATCACCTAATCGTTTTAACTTTTCGGCAAACTCTAAAATCGGGTCAGGTCTTCCAAAAGAAGCTGGTGATAAATAAGTTTTGTTGTTAATGTTGTAATGAAATAAAAGTTCAATAAAAGGATTTTGTTTGTTGAACTTATAAGGAACTATGCGTAATACATATTTTCCTGGTTTTGGTTTCCAAAGAGCATCTGTCTTTTTGGATGTGTTTTGCAACGAATTGAGACGCTGCTTGATTGCACTAATGTCCATAATGTACGTTTTTTGTTTTTAAGTTTTATTTATTTTAGATTTTAAGATTATCGCGATAAATCTTACACGTATAAATATCGGATTCTTAAAATATTGAAACAAAGATACGAATATTTTTTCGTATCTCCAAAATTAATTGAGGATAATTTTATTTGTTTTAATTAACTCAATTAAATCTTCATGAGAATATGCAAGTGTTTCTGCATAGTTTATATCATTATCGTATTTCATAAACCAATTTGCCAATTTATTATCTAAATCGTATTCTTCATTTTCACGTTTATATACTGATTTATCAATTATCCCATTACCAGTTGCAACTAAAAACCAACTATAATCTTCAAATTGTGTAAACATATTATCAGTATCCATAGTATTTGGTGTTCTCCGTTTCCAACTATCTAATCTACGTTTCATTTTTGGAGATAAAGTAGTTGTTTTTTGGTAATCTTTCCAAAAATCAGTATCATTTCTATCGGTAAAATAATGAAATTGTAAAAAATCAGTTGTTGTTTCACAAGTATCTGAAATTAATGTGTTGTAATCATACATTTCATCTTCGTGCATATTGTGAATGTGGTCAGATGATAAATTCCGTAATTGTGTTATTATTAACCAAATAGATGTTGCTTCAATTGGTTCGGTAAAAGTAGAACTTAATCCAATTGCTATACAATTTTTAACCCAAGATGTAACATATCTTCCAGCATCGAATGGTATAACTTTATTGATTTTTATTTCCTGTCCTACCATTTCTTCAACCTCTTTCTTTGCTTCTTCTACACTAATATATTTATCATCGAATACATACCCACATCCCCATCTATTTTGTAAAGGTATTTGCCACATCCAACCATATTTCATTGCTACTGCTTTAGTATATGGCGGTAAAGTATCTGATTTTGGTAAAAAGAATGGTATTGCTTTACTTACTTTTAATTTATCCTGATACGATTTCCATTCTACACCAAAATGTTTTCCAATAAACAAACGATTGAATCCCGTACAATCAAATACAAAATCGGTTTTTATTTCAATATTATCACATTTAATTACACCAATACCACCATTTTCATTAGATATAATATCAGTTATTTTACCTTCTATTCTTTTTATACCACGTTCTTCGGCTTTCATTCTTAAAAATTTAGCCAATAAACTTGCATCAAAATGATAGCTATAATTTGAAACAAAACTTACATTTCCATTTTCTTTTATAAATGGGGATTTATTTCCATACGCCAATTTGGAAACCAAATTAACATCACCAATTGTTTCTTCGTTTGCAATAGCATTTATATATGCGTATTGTTGTCCATTATCTGGCAATCCAGCTACTAATGTATTTTTTGATGGTGTAAAATTATAAGGACTTAAATTAGAATCTGAAACTTTAAAGTTGTGCATATATTTTTTACCATCACCTCTCCAATTTTCAAAACTAATACCCATTTTAAAAGTAGCATTTGTATATTGTATCAGTTCATTTTCACTAATACCCAATGCATATAATATCCAAGGTAGTTGTGGAGTAGAACCTTCACCTGCTCCCAATATACCAATATCTTCACTTTCTACAAGTGTTATATTATCTTTTGGGCATATGAGTTGTGCATATAATGCAGTCAACCATCCAGCAGTTCCACCACCAGCTACTACTATTTCCATTATTTACCCCATTTTTTGTTTTGTACAATCTGTGCAATGATGCCATATACTGAAAGGTCTTGGTATGTATCTGTTAAAGATTCACCTACATTATCTTGTGCACCAATAATAATCATTTGCTTCAATCTATTGATTTTATCATTGATACGAAACCATAATCCAGTAAGAGATAGTTTTATATCACCATCACTTCTACATTCAGTTCCTACTGAAATGTTACCTGGTCCGTAGTTTGATTGTTTGCGGCAGAATAGTTCGTATTGTTCTACCATAATGCGTTTGTATTCTGCAGTAGTTTCTGGATAGTCTTTTTCCGCTTGAGCCACTATTTGTGGGTCTGTGTAATCGTTCTGTAACATATTTTATTTTGGTTTTAATTAATTTGCAATCCTTCAATCTCAATCACATCAAATACTCTCGTTGTTATTTTTCTAACTCCTTCCGCATTTGTAAGTAATATACAATTTCTATACTCTTCCCAATCTACCTCATACTTTTCATCCAACATACCACCCGTCTTTTCCATTATTAATTGGTTTAGAGCGTTGATTGTATATAAGGTATTGGTTTGTTTTTTTCTATGTACTAAAATAGTCTTTAATTCGCTTTCTGGATGCTGTCCTTCCACAACTACATTATAAGTTACAAACAAATCGTTAGGGACGTTTTTGTTCTGCAATACATAAATGTAGTTATATGCTAATTTATAACTTTTTTTTATAAAATCCAAATTATTCTCAATATCTTTTTTAGTTGAGAATGTACATAGTAACTGCGTCTTTATCATATCTTAATTTTATACTCCCTATAAGTATAATAAAAACAGATTATTGTTTAAGAAATGTATTTAATTCAGTTTCTTTTGGTATTGTCTTTCCAATTGGTTCTAAATTATCTATACCATCATAATGTTTGTTTGAACCAACTGCACGAGTTCTACTATTTAAACCCAATACATTTTTACTCAAATCAATACATCTTTCTCTGTAATCTTTTATTTGTTGATTATTTTCATTTGCAGTTTGTATTGCAACATTTGCATCTTGTTTTCTAATAACACCAATTTTAGGAACTGGATTACCCTCTGTGTAATGTATAGCAGCAGTATCTCCCGTTGCAGTTATTTCTATATTACTTCTTAATACACTATCACCAATTACATATGCCATCGTATTGTGTAAATCATATAATGTATATTTCCCACCCCCTTTACGAACATCATTTAGTAATGTAGATTTAATAAATTCTTTTGTATTTGATAATTCATCTTTATCTACTATTTGATTTGGGTTTCCTTTTGATGGTTTTTGTAAATTAGTAAAAAATTTATCATTTGCTGGATTATCAAGTAAATCATTTATTTCTTTTTCAGTCAATGTTTGATTTCTTAAAAATGTACTTTGTGATTTAAAATATAACTTACCATTATCAGCTTTTACAATATCAGTTTCTTTTGTATTTGGATATTTTTCTTTGGTATATTCAGTTAGTTTTTGTTTTTTACCATTTATTCGAACTTCCTCACAAGTGTATTTATTAAAAAACGCACTTTTAACATCAATGATAGAACCAATTACATTTGTTGATTTTAGTTTTACGGCTTTGCCATTAACTTTTGTTTCATATTCATCATCACCATTATGTGATAATTTATCCAAATCTGCTTTACAATTCGCACCACGTTTATTTACCCCACCATCACCTTTGGTTGTTTTTACGGATACATAACCTATAAATAATTCACCCTTTTCACCATTTGGTTTTACAAATGCAATATCATTTTTTCTTTCCGAGTCTGTAAGTAGATATGCTTCTACACCGGCATCCAAAGATTGTTTTAATGTTTGCAATTCACCAACTTCTCCTAACCATTTTTGTATAACATTTACACCCGAATTAAATGTTTTTATTGCTAATTTTGTTTTATCATCAAACTTTTTTATTCTCTCATCTAACAATTTAGATGCTTGTTTTCTACCACTATCGGTTGATACATCTATAATATTTCCACTTTCATCTACTAATTGTCTAACTAATGTTCCATTTGGTAATTCTTTATATTCGGGAGATGTTAATCCCTGCGTTGTTTCTGATTTTTGTGAAAATATAACCTTTAAATCATCAATTTGTGTTGTAGATAATTTTTCATCAGGAGTTTTTGCTTTACTAACATCATCTCTTTTTGCCTTTTTAATAGCAGCTGCGGATGGTTTTTTATATTTTCCAGGATTAGATTTGGCAGTATCTTTACTTACATCATATACATTTCCTGTTTTTACATTTTGGACCGTAACATCATTTGCTTCACACATTGCTTCAATACAAATATCTTTATATGGTGATAGCTTTGTATCACTAATAATTTCACCCAATATAAAAATATGAGATGGGTTTTTAAAATCAACTATACCAACTCTGTAAGTTAATTCTTCTAATATAATATCATATATTTCTTCTAAATTATCTAAAATCATAATTTTCACCTGTTACTATTGTTGCTGGAAACTCTTTTGAATCTATTATTTTTTCGTATATTTCTTCATATAAATATGTAATTTCGTAATTAGGAACATCAAATACAAATGCATCATAGTTATACATTATCAGTTTTCCCAATCCTTTATACTTTTCTTTTATTTGTTTTAGGATTTGAATGTTTCGTTCTGTTTCGTATGCTTGAATTACATAGTTTAATACTTTTGCTGGTGGTGGATTATCTTCACCAAACTTTTCCTTTTTGATTTGTATATTATAGTGTGGTGTCATCACAAACCCATGTCTATCCAAATCTGCTTTGTATTTTAATGCTAATAAATTTACCTCATTAAAGAATGGCAACTCTTGCATTTCAGAACTTACCCCACCATATATAGATTGGAATACTAATTGTTTTGCTCCATCTCTTGCACCATCTAAATCAGCTACACCACATATAGCAGCAATCCAATCGTAAAAATCTAATTGACTATTGAATTTACTCATCCATTCTTTAACTCCAATTTGATTTTTAATTAAATCAATAAGTAAATGTGGGTGATATGCTGAATAATCTATACTCACTAACTTACCATCTTTGAATCTACTAACGAATGCCTTGCGTACATCACTCTTTTTTGGGATGGCTGAATAGTTTACACCACCATGCCTATTTGAAGGCCGTAGAGTGGAAGTAAATAGGTTATATTCGGTAAATACTAACCCATCCTTATTGATATGTTTTTGTGGTAGTAAATCCCTTAATTTTTCATCTACAAATATACCTGATTTTTCTATCCATTGGAATACTTCGGTTGCATCTTTTACAAAATTAAATACAGATTCACCAACTCCATCTTCTAATTCATACTTTAATATGTTTTTTATTATACCAACTTGCTTTGATAATGGAATACTATCGTTTAAGTTAGTTTGATATTGTTGTGGTGTACTTCGTTTGTAGAATGATTGTATTTCTCTGAATGGTTCTTCTTCGTTTGGTCCGCTTGTAATGAATCTGTATAAATCAATATCAACCGATTGTTTTAATTCGATTAAATGTTGCACACTCTTACCATTTATGAGTGCTTTACTTCGTGGTGATTCTTCTAATAACTTTAACGCATCTTCTCTTAAACTTAAACCATCGGTGTGGTTTATATTGATTACATAAAGTTTTTTCATAGAACTAACCACAATGAATGATATGCGATTGTTTAGAGCATGCTTATCCACATCCGAAAGTTGAATGTAAATTCTACTTGGACGAGTATTAAACTCCAATAAGAAATCATTAAACGATTGAGAATCCTCTATGTATATAACCATCTTACAAATATAACAAAAAGATTTGGTATATCCAAATTATCCTCTATAAAATTTTGTAAGGTTTTTCACATAAGTATCTATGTTACCCATAGTTTCTTGTGCGTAGTTTATGGAACGTTGATTTAGTTGTTCTACCTCAAACTTATTGCCACCTGCTATTTTCCATCTCAAAGTACAAGTCAAATAATTATCCATATACTTATATGAATCATAATTACTTTTATCAACTTCGTATATTATACCAGTTACATCATTTCGTTTTCTTACAAAATAGCGTAAGATATAACCCGCCATATAATCTCTTTCGTTTGGAGACGGTTCGGAGGTTGTTATTCTTTTTTCAATTGTTTTTGAACCAATTTTTAACCCCAAATATGTAGATACATTATTATCCATTAGTTTCCTGGTCTATATTTGAATTTTATACTAGTTTGCCATAATGCAGAATCTACTGTATGATTTACTTCTACTACTTGCAATAACCCTTTACTATCGTTAAATGGTAAATCCTCTATATTACATATTTTACCAACCGTAACACCTGATACTCCTAATGTTGTTATTTCTAATTCAATTGGTAGTAATGGATTATTTTTTGTAGTACCACTATCCTTTCCAAAATAAAGATATTTTAATAATTGTGTATCTTTTACAGAAACTTTAAATCCATTTTTATCTGTTGGTACATTAAATTCAAATTCATTGTGTTTATAACTTATAATAGTGCAATTTTCATCAACTACTCCACTAATTCCAGTCATACCTTCATATGCACCTTCTACTGCACTAAATATTTTTTTAATACCTTCCCAAGATTTTTTAGCCAATTCAACCGCTTCATCTGCTAATTTGATTTGGTCTTTTGGAACTCCCGTGCCTCCTACAATTGGTATTTTATCAGCTGATTCTTTGTATCCAAAACAATCACACTTATCTGGGTTGTATTCAAAAAATAAATTTTTACCAATTTCTCTATTTTTTTGGTCTCTATTTTGTGTCATAGCCATTGCTGCTATTTCTTTTGGTAAATCACTTACAAAATTTACACCCGTAATCGTTGTATTATCTCCAAATAAGTTTAATGTAGATACCTTTGGTGGAGTTGGTGGAATTAATGAATAGTCTACAATGGTATATACCATTTTATTCTTATCTTTTGTGGAAGAAACTTGTGGAGCAAGGTCTGTTAAACCAGCTGATGCTTTATTTATTTCTGTACATAAATCCGCCAATATATCTTTTGAATTACCATTTGAATGTTTATTAAATAATTCCTCTAAAAATTCTTGCTTAACATAAATATTTTTTATATACCCCCATCGGCCAGCATCAAAGTTTACAACTCCCCCATCTATATCCCAACTAGTACCAGTTTGTTGTACATACGTTTGACCTTTTCCTCTATGCTTTATATCTTGTGTATTTAAAATATCTAATATCAATTTACCATCTGCCGATTTTGTTGGATTTGCTGCTTTTTCATTTGTAAAAATTATATTTTCCGAATTACTCAACATATTTGGGTGAGCACAAGCAATAGCTCTATCTATATCTACAATAAACGAATTTTTTTCGCCATTGTTTTTATTTATTGTAAAGCGGACAATCCATTCCATATCAATATAAATTGAGTCTGATGTGGAATCATATGATAAACCAGCTGCTTCAGCTAATAAAGATGTACCTTTTTCAACTATACCACGATTAGAATACCCATAGTTAATAAAATGGTCTCTAAACGCATTATAGTTTGATTTTAATTTTTTAAACTCCTCATCTGATAAATTAAATAAAGATGAAATTTTACCATCTAATTTTTCTTGTGTAGATGATGCGGTTGTTGAATCTTTATCTTTTACAGTATTTCCAAAAAATGCAGATATTTCATTTTTACTACCTACTTTAAATATTACATCAACGGTTGCATCATCATTTACAGATATACTAAAATCCATAAGTGGTCCAACTATAATATCTTTTGAATTACCAGCACTATTACAATATGTTCTCCATGCACTTACATCATCAACCAATTGTTTAGCCTGACCGCAAGTCAATGGTGATGCATCTTGTGGTGTACCATCTCTTTTCTTACTCCACCCCCAAACAATAGATTTTGCAGAACCTACTCTAAAAAAGTCCTGATATTGTTTTAGTTGACTCATTGATGCAAACTTAACAGTAACACTACCTTCGCGTATTACACCAAGAGAACCTGTTGGTTTTATTTCCAAATTTGTTATTACAGGTGGAAACCTTTCAGTTCCTCTATTACTATATTCGTAACTGGCGTTTGTACCGATTGTTTTATCTCCGTTATATTCGCTGAATAAAACAAATGGAGCAGCTCCGCTAAATAAAGTCCTATCTACATTTTGAATTTTTTTCAAAATGTCTAACTCTAATGGTGTAAAAAATGGAAAACTATTCATATTAAAATTTTCTTGTAACCGATGATGCGTTGTTTGGGATTCTTAATTGTAATCCCGGTTCTAATTTTGTATCTATATCTGTAAGATTATTGTATGTTGCTATTACCCACCACAATTTAGAATCACCATAAAATTGATTTGCTAACAAATCCAATCTGTCATCTTCTTCTGTTATTATTAAAATATCAGAATCAACTGGTTCTATATATGGCAATAATATAGAATTATATACTAATCCTTTAGCATTTTTGTATTCTACCGATAAATTACTATATCTTCCCATATTTTTTTAATTAATTTTGAGCATTATCAACGGCTCTTACTTTGAAAAGTTTATCTTTACCAAAAATATTCTTTTTCCAATCACCTGTTTTCGGGTCATATTCTTTCTGTTTTCCCCATTTTGGAGTCTGTACAGGTGAATCATTTGAACTTGGGGTTATTGCTTTGTTTACTGTAAATGAATTAGATTCAGCTGCATTAGCTGTACCTAATGTGGGTGTGCTAGTTTGTTTCAAATAATCAGCTGCTGCATTTGTTTGTTGAATATCTGCATTTGCTTCTAGTGTAGGTAAATCTGTTCTTGTTGAATTTAAATATTCTTCTGCTTTTTGTGTATCGTATAAATCATTATCTGCTTCTACAAATGTTTGATATGGAGACATTTCCCCAGCACCTTTTGGTGTAAATTCAAATTTATTTAAAGCAGTTTTAGGTAACTGAACCATATCTATTGTTGGCATAGATGGTCTAGGTGGTAGTTGTAAAGGTGGAAGTGGTATTCTACCTTCTTTTTCCAATGTACTATATAAATATCCCGGAGGAGTTATTCCATCATAGAAATTTTCTTTTCTTCCAACATTCAAAACTTTATATGTAAAATCCATTTCACACATAAATGGTGATTGTGATTTTTTTTGAATTTCCCAAGGTGAATTATCCGGAACTGTCATTGTGCAATTAGTTAAAAATCCACTTTCTTCATTTATTAAATTGCCTATTTTCAATTTTAGTAATTTACCAAATATGCCCTGATTTGTACCAAATCCAGATGGTTTTGTTAATTGCATTAATGCATTTACTTTTTTCCAAAGTTCTCCTAATTCAAGTTCGTTTGTAGCATATAATTGAACTTTAAATGATATTTCTCTTTCAAAACTTTCATAAAAATAAAACTTGTATGGAGAACCAATGCCTTTGGCTTCTGACCAATTAGGTGTAGGTGTATCTGTTAAACCTGTCAATGTTGACATTAATTTTATTTCTACTCCTGATTTTCCTTCTATCAAAGTAAAAGATACTTCAATTAAATCATACCCTTTATCATTTAACGCATCTTTTGATAAATTTCTATGCTCTTTGTTTATTTTACCAACTAAATTATCACCGGTTCTATTATCATAACCTCCAAATAATCCAGTATTTACATCATTATCTTCATCATAAGCCATATCCGAAAATCTTTTTGGCTTATTTACATTGATTACATCTATAATTTTATACTCACCAGCTCTAGTATTACCAATTGGTGAATTTGTAACATTTAAAAATCCTTCTCTATCGTAATAAACTCCACCAAGTTCTACTTTGTCAGTTCGATATGTATTTAAACCCTCTGATTTTGATTGTAATACACTATTTGCTTTTGGAGAATTAAATCCTAATGTGGGAACACCATCTACATTATTTCGTTTAATAGCAAGATTATCTAAATCCTGTGTAGTAGCTAAATTTGTAGCATTTACTAAATAATCGTCCTTTTTGGTAAATGTATAAATTAAATTAGTATCATACAATCTCTTACCAGAATCAGTAACGAAAATATTTAATTTTGCATTATATCTACGAGATGAATTAGCGTTATATATTATACTTTGTGGGTTTATATTTTCTACTAAATTACCACGAAGATGTTTTGGAACTCCTGGATTATTTTCCGTAACCCCATATAAAGTACCATCGTATATTTGGCCAATATTTGGCTTTCTTGCAAATTGAGATTGGTTAAAATTTACACCATTCTGTGGATTAGTATATCCGTTAGATTTATCAAACTTGTAATTTACTTTTTGACCATTTACTAACCCATCAACATACATAGATGGATACATAGTTTGCTCTCTTTTAACTCCACCGACAATTCCACCTAATAATGTAGGTTCTTCGGCACCCTGTTTTCCAATTCCCAATTGATTTGCAACACCACCTACTTTTTTCGAAGCATAATCTGCTATAACACTTGTTGCTGCAGGTCCTATGTTTTGTATATATTGTGTTGGAGTGGCAAATGAACTTAAAAAATTACCAACTGCGGTTTTTTTGTTTTCAACACCACCAGTTAGCATATCAGTATATAGGCCTTTTGTGGTAGATGTTCCTTCAATTAAATCACTTGGTAATTGTGGTTTAATAGTTTCATTTAATTTGTTATTTAGAAAACTACCAGCACTTTTACCAATACCACCAAGTTTACCTAATCCTTTTTCAATTAAATTACCAGCTACTTTTAATGATTTTTGTTTTAATTTTTTTGTATCTACTTTACCTTGTGTAAGAATACGCACCGAATCCGTACCATATATAGTTGGTATGTTTTCAACAAGGTTTTTTAATTGCTTTACATCGTTTGAAAATTTATCATTTGGCTTTGGAGAAAGCATATCTGATTTAACATTTCTAGGATTTAAATTATTATCCTGAAAATTGTGTTCGTTCAATAAATCTCTTAATGCTTTTCCCATTTAATTATCCTTGACTATTATTTTTAATATTTTGAACATGTCCTTTGTAAATTTGTCTACTATCCAAACTAACAACAACCGCCAAGTTTTTAATATCTGCCCTTAAACCTCTAATTTCTTCTATCAATCCACCATCTCCACCGTCACCACCGGAGGAATTGCCACCTAACATTACATCACCACCCAATGCCATAAATCCACCAACTGCTAACAAACCAGGAAGTGCCAAAAGAGATGCTCCGGCAAAGGCCATTAACGATGCTGATAATGCAGCAAAGCCACCTGCCATTGCAAGTAATCCTAATGCAGAATCAATTGATAATAATGGTAATAACGCCGTCATCATAGATGTTATACTACCTACAATTACTGAAATACCAGTTGCTATTGATGTTATAACACTCGTTATAACTACACCAATTGCTTGGATTGCTGGAGTCATTAAACTTAATCCATATCCAAATGCAACAAATGCACCTGCTAGTGCAAGTATAACCCCAACACCTAACAATCCAAAAGTTCCTGCGGTTGCTCCAAATGATACCAATGCAGGTCCTAATAAATTTAATCCAGCTGCTGCGGATGATGCAGCTAATCCGAATAACCCCATCCCAATTGCACCAGGTATCATAAGTATAAATGCACCTGCGGTTGCTGCTAATGTACCAACTGCGAGAAGTGGAACTGTTGCAAATGATAACAAACCAACTGCCAATTTAGATAAACCCTTACCAGCCGTTGCTCCAAATGCACCAACTGCCATCATACCAGGTGTACCCAATGATAATAATAATAAAGCAGGACCTGCCAATGCAGTATTTAATATACCCATACTAACACCCGGCTTCCCCATAGCTTGAAAACCTTTGGCCATTTGTGTTTGTTGATTTGTGGAACTTTTACTTGGAGGTGTAGTTGGTGTTATAGCTCCGCCTTTTCCTAAATTTTTAATTGTTTTTATTTCTTTGGTATCCGTTATACCACCAAAACCTTGAAACCCCTTTCCAGTAAGCAATCCCCCAACTCCTTTTGCAGCATCTTTTAAAAAACTAAATCCTTCTTTGGCATCTGCAACTTGAGATTTAAAGTCTTTCATACCAATCAACATACCACCAATACCTTTAACAGCAGTTCCGGTTATACCAGCTCCCATTTCTCTTATCGTAGCGGTAATTGAGTTAAATGAACCTTCTAATTGTCCAACTGGTGTTAATGCTTTTTTCTCATTTGCAACCATTTGCATTAATTCAGCATTAGATACACCAATAGCCTTTGCCAAAGCTGCTCTTTCAACTGGACCCATTGCTTCTAATTCTGCCAAAGTACCAGCAGCCTCTATTGCCGCTTTCATTGCTCCAGCACTATCACCCGCAAATGCCAACTCTCTTGCTTTATTTAAATTTATATTTTTACCTATTATAACAGATGCTTCCATTTCGGCGGCTACTGATGATTGGTAATCTAATAAACCATCACTTATCTTTGAAGCCGTTGCTAAATCAACACCCAATCTTTTAGCCTGTACTGCTGCTTCTGCTATGTTACTACCACCATTTTTTGAGTATAATGCAAAGAACTCTGTGTTTTCTGCAATATCTTTCATTACACCTGCAGGAGCTACACCATTAGCCGATGCTAATTGAGATGCAGCTTCTAACGTATTCATTGCAAATTCAGATGAACGACCTGATAGATTACCGAACTGATTTACTAATGTAGCTGCTTCTTCACCACTAACACCCAATCTACCTGTCAATGCACCAACACCAAGACTCAATTTAAGTGTTACATCATTTGCATCACCCAATTTTTCAGCTAAAGATGTTACACCTTTTGCTGCATCATCACCCAATAGTTTTGATACTAAAAATGATTGAGATTTTAGTTGGAACATTTGACCAACAGTACCACCAACACTTTTAGATAAATCATTAAAATCGTCTACCAATCCACCAATGTATATCAATGACATACCAGCCATATTCTTAAACGATGAAAAGAATACCTCAATGGTGGCTGCTATTTTTTTAAATTGTGTGTTTAAATTATTTAAATCACCATAAACATCACTATAAATATCTTTAATTTCTTTCGATGTATTTGCAATCGAATTTGCTTCTAATACTATATTTTTTAATGCCTCAATTTGTTTTTGTAAATTTTGAAATGTTTCATTTTCTTTACCATTTATCAATGCATATGCATCGGCTTGGGTTTGTAGTAAATTTAAAGATTTTTCAATTTCATTATTTTGTATGCTACGTTCTAAAGTATCCTCTTTATTTAGTGAAGATAATTCAGTAGCTAATGATAGGGTTTGATTATATGTTGATGCAAAAGCTGTTAATTCTGCTTTCTTTGCACCAGAGGCGGCTTTGGCAGATGCAGTTAATTTTTGTGAAATGGATAATGTATCCATCATTCTACTCTTAAACCCGCTTAATGAATCTGGTATTTGTTTATAAACATCTGCTAAACTTTTAGTTTCTTGTAATTGTTTAGTTTGTTTATCTAATACTAAATTTTGAGCATTTCGTATTTTTTTAAAAGCAGATATTGTTTTATTTAATTCAGAATTTATATTGGATATAGCAGTAGATTGGTCACCCAAAGTAGATGACAATCCTTTTTTGATTGCATCCAACTCTGTTTGGAAATCTCGTATTTGTTTTACGAGTTTTTCTACATCTTGATTTTGCTTTGCCATTTATTATTAAAATCCGTGCTTTTTCATTATACTACGAAATTCTTCGTTTTCATCACTCATACGTTTCATAGCATTTACCACTTCAACTGGTGCTCCCGCTTTTTTAGCTGCTGCTGCATATCTATCAGCTACACCTTGTTGTAATCCTTTGAAAAAATTATCAACAATTTTTACTAAAATTCCTTCTTTTAGTTGTTTTTTATTATCCATAATACTAGATTTATTCTTATATAAATATCCATAAACAAAAAAAGTTAGGATTTTATCTCCTAACTTTACTATTTGCTTTACTGATTTGCTCTTGTTCTGCTTTTTTAATTTTCATTAAATTATTCACATACAACCTTCTTATATGTAGTGGTAGATTATAAACATCCGAAAATGTAAATCCACCACTACTACCCATTATCAAAAAGAATATCTCTTCGTGTAGCTTTAAACTATAATCAGTTGGAAGGGTAAAAAAAGTTAATCCCAAACGGGATGTCTAGCGCCTCCTCTTCGCCTGTGATTTCAGAAACAAAATCGTATTTAAGGTTCAAATCCGGTGAGATTGTTTTTACATATTCCCTAAATGCTCTAGTATCTTTTGCTAACATATTTTTAGCAAATCTACCAATATTTCCTCTATCAGTATCACCATCAACAGATACAATCATATATTTTAAACGAGTAGATACATCGGATGAATTATCTTTGTTTTTAGATAATCTTTCCATTGCTTGTGTTTCTGCGTTTATATCTTTTTCATCTTTGTGAGTTAATAACTTAAATGTTATTTTCTTTTTACTTAATGGTAATTCTAATTCATAACGATTTTCTGGATTAAGAATTGATAAATCAATATCTTTTGTTTGTATTTCCGATAAATCAATTACTACTTTTTGTTTTTCACCACTAAATGGGTCTGTAACCTCTACATCATAATCAGGTCCATATCCTAATACACGAGTTGCTAAAAATACAGCGTTCTTATCACCGATAACCAAATCATCTGGATTTACACCCAACTGAACTACTACCGATTCAAATAGTTTATCTAACACCACACCTTTACGGATTAGATTTTGAGAAGAAAGTATATCTTCTTCCTTTGCTGTCATATATTTAATTTCCAAAGTTCCTTTACTTAAAGGATTTCCTACTGCATAACACTTACCTTCCGATGGTAATGAAATGATTTGAGTTGGAAAATCAAATGTTTTTACTGGTGTTGGTTGTTCTGTTTTAGGTTGCGTTTTTATTGGTTGCGAACCTCTTGAAATGTTTAATTCTTCTTCCATAACTATAATAAATTGTTGTTGTTTATTCCTATTCTTCTAATACAATCCGGTCTTGCACATAGTTCGTTTGGTAAATTGCCACAAGAACATTTATTCTCATCTATGTGAGATGAAAACTTTTGTACACTATCCAAAAGTAATCCTTTAGTTTGAGCAGGTTGTTGCTCTTTGAGTAAATCTCTAATTTCAGTTAATAGAGATTTTATTATTGCAAATTGTCCTAATTCCATAACATTATTTTTGTATATATAAATATACCAAAACAAAAAAAGTGTGTAAAAAATTACACACTTTTCTTAAATTTTTAATTTTGTTAATATTAGTATTCTAATACACAATAATCTACTGATAAAGTGATTGTGATGTTTACGGGGTCATTTGAACTCCAATCCATTTCACCAAATTCAGCTGATGCAATAAATGCTCCAACTAATTTCCAGTTTTCAATTTTATCACCAACAGGTCCTAATGCGTAGATGTCAATATTTTTCTTATAGAAATCTGAATAACCATCACGACCAGTAATAGATTCGTGCGAAGTTCTAATCCATTCCATTACCGCCTGTGCTCCAGATGGAACAATTGGGTCATATAATGTGATAGTTAAATCATCCCAGTTAGATTTTCCTTTTATCTTACGTTTTACGTTGATATGGTCCAATGTGATAGTTTCACTTGTATATTTTGGTCTATTAGCTGCTTTTATCATAAATGATGGGATACCATCCACTTCCATTACGAAACGTTGAGCTAATTTAGGTTCAAAATTAGTATAGAACATTTTATCAAACCCTAATACTTCTGCCATTTTTTATTTCTCCTTATATCTTTTATATAAATATATCTTTTTTAAATTTATTATGCTCCAAACGTTGCACCAGTTGGTAAAATGTTGAAGTCAATTTGGATAAATTCAGCAGTTTTAGTAGGTTGTAAGAAAATTGCTCCTTGTAAGATGTTTCTATCAATCACATCTGGTGTGTTGTTTGAATCATCCATTACAACTCTAAATGCGTATAAACCTTGTCTTTGTTGGATACCCTCTAAATATGGATTTACAGTATTTAAGAATTTGTTTCTAGTCTCTGCCGTATTTTGTTCAAATACTAAATATCTAGATGTAGATGCGATATACTTTTTAACAGTAATCAACAATCTTCTTACGTTGATTCTATCTAATGCAGATGGTCTAGATTGTAAAGTCTTTTGTCCAAATGCTACGATACCTTGTCCTGGGAATTGTGCGATTGGATTGACTTTTCCTTCGTATAATGTATCTCTATCAGAGTGAGTTAAACGATTTACTACACCAATTGCTCCAGTAATACCACCACGATTTAAACCTGCTGGTGCGAACCATTCAGCTGCCGTATTATCGTTTGCTGCAAATACCGCTGGCATCAATACCGATGGTGGAACTGCTACCATTTTGTTAGTATTCAAATCAATTGTCTTAATCCAAGGGTAGTAAGTTGCTGCGTAGTTAGTATCTAAACCTTCTGCTACCTCAACTGCTCCATCAATTGTACCATCTTGTGCTACTGAATCCATAATGTAGAAACAATCAGTACGAGCTTCACACAAATCAATACCCGCTTGTGCTACTGATGGGTGTAATGTTTGAATAACACCTGGCATTACTACCAAGTTAATATCGTATTCATCTTGGTTAGAAATTGCATCCAATGCTTTTTGGTATGCTATCGAACCATTTTTTGCAGATGTTGATAAATCAAATCCTTGTGAGTTTACATTTGTAATAGAAGTTCCTTTAGCTATTGTTTTAGCCGGGCTCATACCATCAAAACCACCTTGTAATGCTACTGCAAATGTTCTTTTAGATACATCACCCGCATTCGAACCAGTTAATGGTAGTCCAGCATCACCATCCAATGAGAATGTAAGTGTAGTTGTTGCGTTAGCAGGAATTGGTTTTAAGAATTGTGCATTATCTGTTGCAAATGTTCCTTCAAAATCAAATCCACTTACATAAGATGAAGTAGTTGCTGATTTTGTTTGGTATCCAACTTTTGGTAAGTAATTTAATACTGCACCAGTTGCGTATATTGGATATTGATAACCAGCATTACCATATGGTGCAGCGGTTACAGGAATTACATCTGGATTTATTGGTGTAATGTAAATATAACGAGATTTGTTAGAATAATCACCATATTCAGTAATTTTTCCACTTGCATCTGTTTGTATATATCTATCACCAATTGCTCTTGCAATATAGTTAGGTGATGTTGGGTCTAAATTTAAATTAGAATAAGTTTCTAATACATTTTTTCTCTTATCGGTATCAGCGTATTTTCTAACTTGCAATGTAAATGTTGCGTAATCTGAACCAGCAACTGAACCAGCTGCCTTAACATCTGAAATTATAATTTTAAATCTTGTGTTTTCAGCATTACCATCGGAAATTGTATTTACTTTAAATAAATCATAACGGCTACCACCTATTAGTTGTGATTGAATATATGGAGTTGAAGCTCCAACTGCATCACTATTAAAATTTTGTAATGGTAAAACTACAAGTGATGCTGAATTAATAGCCGATGCACTAATAGATGCAGCATCTGTAAATGATACATATGAGTAAGCGTTTTTGTTACCCATTGCATTTGTTCCAAATACTTTAGTTACTGCTAATGGGTCAGCTGGGTTTAATGATGCATAATATGTATCACCAATTTGACTACCAGCTATTTCAATATGGTGTGAACCAATTGATTCATAGTGAGTTCCAACAAATGAAGCAGATGTATTAGATTGTTCTGTATTGTTTAATACATATAACAATGATGATGATACTGCTACTCCACCAGTAATACTACCAATTAATCCAATTGGTCCTAATTCTTTATATCCACCCAATCCAGCAACTCTTACGATTGTTGCTACACCAGTTTCTCTTAAATAATTTTGTACTGCATTTTCAGTATAATAAGTGCTATCAACAACACCAAAAATATCTTCAAATTCAGATTGAGTATTTACAATTGTAGGTTTGAATGCTGGTCCCTGCTTTAAAGGTCCGATGAAAACTCCACCGATTGCACCAACACCCTGTGCTATAAAAGATAAATCATTCTCTCTAGTGAAAACACCAGGTGATACGATTTTTTCAGCCATTTTTAATTTCTCCTTTTAATAATAATTTTTTATCTTAATATAAATATATAAGATTGTGATGAAAAGATATATTTGTTTATTGTTTTGGTGTAAATTCCCCAGTATCAATATCTAAATTTCCTTCACCATATTCGGTTTGGATTTTAGATAATAATTCTTTCTCTTCTAAACCAAATTGTTGATATTGTTCTTGTAAGAATTTTTCATCTCTTTCAATTGTAGCTTTCTGAATTGCTAATTGACCTAATGAAATAACAATATCATTGAAACTATCACGCAATTCAATAATTTTATTCTTGTATTCTTCTTTAATTTGCATAACTTATATTGTTTATTTTATATATATAAATATATGGTTTTCTACTCAAACGTTAAAATTTAACCGATTTTTTCTTTAATTTCTTCAATTTGTTTTTGTTGTTCCTTAATTGCTTCAATTAACAATGCTACTATTTTTTCGTATTGAACTGCAAGGTATCCACTATTTCTTTCTACCACTATTTCAGGTAGTATTTCTTGTATCTCTTGTGCTATTACCCCAACATCTTTACCTTTGTGAGAATGTATTTCATCAAATCCTTCTTTCCAATCAAATGTATTTCCACTAATTTTGTTTATTTTGGATAATGCATCTACAATTGGTTCAATTTTTTCTTTTAATCTTCTATCCGATGTATCGTAAGCGGTAATATCACCCGTTGCAGTAATAGAACCTTGTACTGCTATACCACCTGTAAAAGTTCCACCACCAAATGGATTACCCGTCGGACCTGTTGGTCCTTGTGGACCTGTTGAGCCGTTAGAACCAGCAGTTCCTTGTACACCTTGTATTCCTTGTATTCCTTGTACACCTTGTGGACCAGTTGGTCCTTGTGCACCTTGTGGGCCGGTTGAACCATTGTTTCCGTTTGGTCCCTGATTTCCTTGTGGGCCGGTTGAACCATTGTTTCCGTTTGGTCCTTGATTACCTTGTGGACCGGTTGAACCATCGTTTCCGTTTGGTCCTTGATTACCTTGTGGTCCTTGTACTCCAGATGTACCAGAAGTAGCCGCAGTATATGATGTACCATTTATACTTAATGGTCCTAATAATGATAATGAACCAGTTAAACCAAATGAACCAGTCATAGTATGTGCATCATCTAACGAATTACCAAAGTTAAATGAACCTGATACAGATGATTGCGTAACATAATATACAGATGTTGATATGATATATTGTTCGGCAGTAATATTTCCTTTTACAGATAAACTACCTGTTACATTTAATGAGCCAGTAATCGAACTACTATGTATTTGCATTATTAACTATTTTTTAATTTTTCTATTTCGTTTCTTAACTCTACAATTTGAGATTGTTGTTCTTTTATTGCTTCTATTAATACCGCAGTTAAACCCCTTTCTCTTACCGTTAAATATCCATTATCACCCATTCTAACTAATTGTGGGAATACCTTTTCTACTTCTTGTGCTATAACCCCTATATCTTTTGTAACACCCATAAAGGTTGCGTGGATTGCTTTACCATTCCATTCGTATTCGTATCCATTTAATCCCATTACCTTATCCAATGCTCCAGCGATTGGAGTTAGATTATCTTTTAATTGAATATCAGATGGAGTACCAAACGATGCAACATCACCACTTGCTACAATTGAGCCTGAAACTTGTAATCTATCGGTTGTATTATCAGATGCAACAGGTCCAATTAAAACATTAGTACCATTATCAGTAATTTGAGTTGCAGTTCCTAATGTAGATGAGGTTGCAAATTTAACTACTTTATTTGTAGTTCCACTTACAGTTACCGTACCACCAGTTGCCGATGTACCCGATGTTCCACTTGCTCCAGTTGCTCCTTGATTTCCTTGTGGACCGGTTGGTCCAGTTGAGCCAGCTGCTCCTTGTGGTCCAGTTGCTCCTTGTGCTCCACTTACACCCGATGTACCAGTTGCTCCTTGATTTCCTTGTGCTCCGTTTATTCCACTTGTACCATCAATTCCACTTGTACCATTTAATCCACTTGTACCACTAACACCTGATGTACCAGATGTTCCGTTTGCTCCCGATGTTCCATTTTCTCCATTTGAGCCAGTATTACCTTGAGGTCCTTCTGCACCTTGAGGTCCTATTAGACCAGTTGCACCTTGATTGCCTTGCGGACCAGTTGGTCCTTGATTACCCTGTGCTCCACTTGTACCATTCGTTCCAAAGAAAGTACCATTTACACCCGATGAACCAGATGAACCAGATACCCCCGTTCCTACACCAAATGTAAACATAGCATAACCAGCGAATGGAACACTAAATGTTATTGTTGTTTGGTTTATAGAATCGGATTTAATTGATTGTGGTATCATTACATACCCATTAACATCATATATGGTTACTGATGGGTATTCATTTCCTAAAGCATGGGTTATTACCCAAGTTGTATCTTCTACTACTTGTGTATGTGTGTATGCCGAACCATTTGTTGTTCCCGATGTACCAGTTGTACCGGATGTTCCACTTGCTCCTTGATTTCCTTGTGGTCCAATTGGTCCTAAATCGGAAATGTTAATCGTTCCTTGCATTGAAGAATGAAACTGACAAACATAGTATAGTGTACTAGGAGCATTGTATGGTATTGCAAATGTAATCGTACCACTTTGAGTTCCGTTATTTGTTACACCACTATTATATACATTACCAGAACTATATGCTCCAGCAGTAGTTTGTATCCAAAACGGATGACCTGTTGCACTTACTGTAAATGTATATGTAAATCCACGTATTAAATTTAAAGTTGGATTAGATGCACCATCTATTGTATATGCAGATGCTCCACTATTAACAACGCTAAAGTTTCTTGCTCCACTTATTCCAGATGTACCAATTGTACCTTGCGGTCCTTGTGCCCCATCTACTCCACTTGTTCCATTTGCTCCGTTTACTCCGGATGTACCATTTGTACCATTTGCTCCAGATGTTCCACTTACACCCGATGTTCCATTTGTACCATCTAAACCAGAAGAACCCGATGTTCCGTTATTTCCACTACTTCCCGATGAGCCACTTAATCCACTAGTACCATTTTCTCCGGATGTTCCAGATGAGCCACTTAAACCATGCGTTCCACTACTTCCAGAAGTTCCATTTACACCACTTGTACCATTTGCACCAGTTTCTCCTTGAACTCCTTGAGGTCCAGTTTCACCCTGATTTCCTTGTGGGCCGATTGGTCCTTGTCTACCTTGTGAACCATCATCACCTTGCGGACCAGTTGGTCCTTGATTTCCTTGCTGTCCATTTGGTCCTTGATTTCCTTGTGGACCAACATTTCCTTGTACTCCGGTTTCTCCTTGTGTTCCTTGTGGTCCTTCAATACCTTGATTACCCTGCGGTCCAGTATTTCCTTGATTACCTTGATTACCTTGCGTTCCTTGTGGACCTGTGTTACCAGTTGGACCTTGCAAACCAGTTATTCCTTGCGGACCACTATCTCCTTGTCTTCCTTGCGGACCAGTATTACCCAATGCACCTTGTGCACCAATATCTCCTTGAACTCCTTGCGGTCCAGTTGGTCCTTGATTACC